CTCGACTTCCTCCTCGACCGCGATCCCGAACTGCGCATTCTGCCCCATGTTATAGGTAGCTCTGTCGATGCCGTAAGCCACGCCGTGCTGCTCCGTTGCGTTCAGCGTAAAGCTGACGTTGTCCTCGGAGTATCCGCTGCCCTTATGGGACGGCCTTGCGCCGTTGCCCTCAAGAGCCACGACAGCCATGCCGCCCTGGTTGCAGGACGGATTGCCGCCGTTCGCATCCAGCGTCCGTGAAGTCTCCGCTTTGTATATCCCGCTGTGGGGATTGGAAGACTTCATGGCGTTGCTGTCCTTGGAGCAGATGCCGAACACGGACGGCACGAAAAGCGTCTGATCGTTGTTGCATCCGAGCGTTGCGGACTTATCGTCCTGGATGAGCGGTCCCTTGCCGCCGCCCTCGCAGCCGGAACGAATCTTCAGCGTTTTCGGCGTCTCCACCACGAAGGGCTGGTTATTGCCGCCCGTGCCGAAGGTGGAAAGGACGGTCTGCGCCACATCGAGCGGTCCCGTGTACCTGGAATCCTGCGAGTGGTTCTCAAATACAAGCGGAGGATGATGGCTTTCCGCACGGAGCGTGTTCGTCACATCCTCGGTCAAGTCCATCCGCTGCCCGCCCTGGTCGTTCAGGCAGAAAGTGCCTGTCTCTCCAAAGCCCTCGCCAGCATCAGCGGCAGCTCCTTGCCACGCGCGGCAGCCCTCCGCAGAATACCCAGATATTTTTGAGGCACATCCGCCATCAAAATCTGCGACAAGGTAGATACGCATTCTTCTCTGGGGTACACCCCAGTACTGAGCATCGAATGTACGCCAAGCGAGAGAGAAATCATCTCCCATGATATTTCCTGCTTTTGTCCACTTTTCAGGTTTAGGGACAGAAACATTGGTGTTTTTGATTTTGCAGAGTTCTTCGAGGACGCATCGGAAGTCTTCTCCGCCATTTGAGGAGAAAGCACCTGTGACGTTTTCCCACACTGCGAATCTTGGGTATTTTCCATTGGTTGCACCTCTCATTTCTTTGATGATTCTGATTGCCTGAAAGAAAAGTCCTGAACGCTCTGCATTCAAGCCCTGACGTTTTCCTGCAACCGAAAGGTCGGTACAGGGTGAGCCAAAAGTGATAATATCTACAGGCTCTATTTCTGCACCGTTGATGCTGTTGATGTCACCAAGGTGCTTTACAAACGGCAGTCGCTTTTCGGTTACAGCGATAGGGAAAGGCTCAATTTCTGATTTCCAGACAGGCACAATACCTGCAAGCATAGCCATCATAGGAAATGTTCCTGATCCATCGAAAAGACTGCCAAGGGTGAGCGGTTTATTCATCAGGCTTTTCCACCTCTTTCACCAGTTCAGAGTATGCAATCTGCTTCCCATCCCGCACAACATACACACCATCGGCATTTCCCGTATCTTCCACATACCGGCGAAGAATCACCGAGGCATATTTTTCATCCAATTCCATGGTGTAACAGATGCGGTTCATTTGTTCGCAAGCCATCAAAGTAGAACCGCTGCCGCCAAAGGTGTCCATTACCACGCCATTTTCCTGTGTAGAATTGCCGATTGGATAGCCAAGCAAGTCCAGCGGCTTGGAGGTGGGGTGATTGGCATTGCGTTTCGGCTTGTCAAAATGCCAGATGGTCGTCTGCTTGCGGTCGGAATACCAGTGATGTTTTCCATTCTGCATAAAGCCATACAGCACAGGTTCGTGCTGCCACTGATAATCCGAGCGTCCCAGCACAAGGCTGTCTTTTACCCAGATGCAGCAGCCTGCAAGATGAAATCCTGCATCAATGAAAGCTTTTCTGAAATTCAGCCCTTCGGTATCTGCATGGAATACATAGGCAGAACCGCCTTTTTCAAGATGCTCCGCCATTCGCTGAAAGGAGGACAGCAGGAATGTATAAAACTCCTCGTTCTTCATGCTGTCGTTTTGTATGGTCAAACCGCTGGCACTCTTAAACGAAACGCCATAGGGCGGATCGGTCAGAATGAGATTTGCCTTGGTGTTACCCATGAGAGCAGATACATCTTCCGCAGATGTGGCATCACCGCACATCAGCTTGTGTCTGCCAACTGTCCAAATATCGCCACGCTGGACAAAAGCTGCCTTTTCTAAGGCAGCGGACAGGTCGAAGTCATCCTCTTTTGCCTCGCCATCTGCATCCGCACCCAGCAGATCTGTCAGTTCCTTTTCATCAAATCCGGTCATGGAAAGGTCGAAGCCGAGTTCCTGCAACTCCTGCATTTCTACAGACAGCAGTTCTTCGTCCCAGCCTGCATCCAATGCCGTCCGGTTGTCAGCAAGAATGTACGCTTTCTTCTGTGCTTCCGTCAGATGGTCGGCATACACACAGGGTACTTCTGCAATACCTTCTTCCTTTGCCGCCATAATGCGTCCATGTCCAGCCAGTACATTGTATTCCCGATCGATAATGACGGGATTCACAAAGCCAAACTCACGCAGAGAAGAGCGAAGCTTCAGGATCTGTTCCTTGTTGTGCGTTCTGGCGTTGTTGGCATAGGGTACTAACTTGTTGATATCAACAAGCTGAAATTCTGTAGTTGTGGTCATGCTCCATTCCTCCGCTTCAAAACTTTCTGTAAACCTTTTCTGGCGTCCAGCACTTTTCCGCTGACCGCCAGGTCTCGGCTGTCGCCTCGGTCGGTGCTTCTCGCTTTGCGAGAGGTTGCCACTGGCAACCCGCACCCTTTTATGGTGCGGTATTGCTGTTTGGTCATCTTCTGGCGATTGGCTTTCAGATCTCGCCAGAACTGAGTAGCTGCTTTCATGTATTTCTCACTTTCTGCTGCTCAGAAGCTGTTCCATCAAATCATCCTGTGGCGTACCGTCAAATTTGGTCGTACAGTTCTGTTTCACAATATCGAAAATCTCATACCAGAGCAAGTTTGCCTGTTTCTGAAATGTCTGGCTCATCTGCACAAACGGAGAGGCAATAACGCCGCCCGTGGTCGGGTGCTTTCCCAGCAATCCATAGGTACTGAGGGCTTCTTCACACTGTACAAATCGGGCGAATGCCTGCGAGTAACTTTCCAGCAGCCGTTTGTTGACGTGCTTTTCACAGCCACGCTGTTTCAGCCAGAGCCACGTTTCTTTGTACACAATGTCCGCTCCCAGCGGTTTTCCGTTCTTCTGCTGGGCAGACAAGTATGCACTGGGGCTTGGCATATCCACACCGGTCAAATCAGCGGCATCGTCCAGATCAGCTGCATCCAATTCCGGAGTATGAAACTCCATAATATCTGCATCTTTGCCCTCTGCGATCTTGTCAGAGAGTGCTTTCGGCTTATCGCCTGCACGAACTCGTCTGCCGCCTCTTCTTGTGCCGTCCTTTGCCATCTGATTTCACCTGCCTTTTGAGAGAAAAATAGCCGAAACTGCGTAGGTTTCGGCTTGTTTGCATATTTCCGGGGTTAATCCCCCGTTTGAACCTTGGTTTTTGTGTGTGAGAGGGAACGCCGGTCTGTAAAAAATTCACAATTAGCGATTTTTATCCCCCCACCGGCAGCATTTCAGACACAATCAATACCGATAGACGGGATTTCGGTCTTCCGTCCACGTCTTGCGATCATGGCAGGACTTGCAAAGAGCCTGCCAGTTGCTTTCCTCCCACATCAGATGCGGATCACCACGGTGAGGAATGATATGGTCGACCACGGTCGCTGCCGTGAACCGTCCCTGTGCCTTGCAACGCACACACAAAGGATGCCGGCGGAGGTACGCTTTGCTGAGCCTCTGCCACCTGCTGCCGTAGCCACGCTTGGCGGCAGACGGTCGGTCTGGGTGCAAGGGCTGATGCTCTGCACAATACAAACCGTCTGTCAGATTGGGACAACCGGGGTGCTTGCAGGGCTTCTTACATTTCTTCGGCATAAGGTTCACCTCCGGATACAAAAAGCCGCCTCGGATGATTCCATGGCGGCTCTCGTTTTATTCTTTGCTATGATACAGTATAGCATACCATAAAGCTCTTATCAAGTCTTATGAACTCTGATGAACTCTTAACTTTTCAAGTGCTTTATTGTGGAGGTAGTAAATATGCTGTACGCTATAGTCTAATTCACTTGCCACCACTTTCCATGGCTTAAACTCTAGATACCGTTTTGTAAGAAGATCACGGGCATCTGCATCTGCGACCTTCTGAATCTGTTTCCACATTTCATGCATCAAATGTTGAAGTTCCATTTTGGTTTCTTCGATTTCTTCTTCCAATGACAAAATTTTTTCTACAGCAATTTCCATCTTGTGTGGTTCTGGAGAAACTGTTTTAGGGGAATCTCCACCTTTTCCAACCATACCCTCAGCAGATTGTCGTATGCAATCGATCTCATGCTCTTTCCGAAAGATTCGGTGTCGGAGGCGTTCTGCCTCTTCCATGTATGCTTTTGGATTCATGCATTTTCCTCCCTCACAATTTCAGCACGCACAGCAGTCATCAAAGCGGTCTGGGTTTGTTCTTTCTGGGTCAGGGCTTTCAAGATACGTTCGTCAATCGTACCCTTGGTGATGAGATGCTGAATGACAACCGTTTCGGACTGCTGCCCCTGCCGCCACAGTCTGGCGTTGGTCTGCTGGTAGAGTTCCAGACTCCATGTCAGTCCAAACCAAATCAGGTGAGAACCGCCTGCCTGCAAATTCAAACCGTGTCCGGCAGCGGCTGGGTGCAGCAGACCAACTTGCAGCTTTCCGGCATTCCAGTTCCGGATACTGTCGGAGGACTGGATTTCCTGATAGGAAACATTCAGCTTTCGCAGTCGCTCTTGAATCCGCTCCAAATCATGCTTGAACCAATACGCCACCAGAACGGGTTTTCCGTTGGCTGCCTCTATTAGGTCTTCCAGTGCATCCAGCTTTCGATCGTGAATGGGAAGCACGACCCCAGTGTCATCATAAATCGCTCCGTTTGCCAATTGGGAAAGCTTATTGGATAGACTTGCAGCATTAGCAGCGGTAATCTCGCCATCCGGCAAGTCTAACACCAATTCCTGTTTCAATTGCTGATATCGTTCTCTTTCTTGCTTAGAAAGACGAACTGGAACTTCTGTCAACAAAAGTTCTGGCATTTGCAAATAATCAATCGCTTTCATGGAAATGGTGATGTCTGAAATTTTATCATAGATTTGTTTCTCTGCCTGCGGCAATGGCTTGTAAGAATAAACCACCATCCCATTTCGTTTATCCGGCTGAAAATAGGTTGTTCGATATTGTCCAATAAATCTTCCAAGTCGCTGTCCCATATCCAGCAAACGAAATTCCGCCCATAAATCCATCAAACCATTACTGGACGGTGTTCCCGTTAAGCCAACAATGCGTTTCACCTTTGGTCGAACTTTCATCAGTGCCTTGAATCGTTTCGTCTGGTGATTCTTAAAGCCTGACAACTCATCAATCACCAACATATCAAAGTCAAACGGAATATGGCTTTCCTCTACCAGCCAACTGATATTCTCACGATTCAGAATGCAAATATCCGTCTTTGCATGCAGGGCTTGTCTGCGTTCTGCGGATGTTCCAACTGCTACACTGTATTTCAGATGCTTCAAATGTTCCCACTTTTCAATTTCTGCTGACCAAGTATCCCGTGCCACACGAAGGGGTGCAATCACTAAAACATGGCGAATTTCAAAGCGGTCAAACAACAACTCGTTGATTGCTGTCAATGTTGTGACAGTCTTCCCTAACCCCATATCCAGAAGAAGTGCTGCCACAGGATGCTCCGTCAAAAACTGAATCGCATATTGCTGATAGTCGTGCGGAATGAACTTCACAGTGTTTCACCTCCGACTTCATCCAAAATGGGGCGGATTTGTTCCAGACTATCCAGACAATACACGGAAAAACCCACTCTCTCAAGCTGTTGTTTTCTCCTGATTTGCAATGCCCGCATCTTGCCACCCGGAGCCTTTACTTCTACAAAAGCAATTTTTCCACCCGGCATCAATACGATTCGATCCGGCACTCCATCCGTTCCCGGACTTGTAAACTTCCAACAAAGACCTCCTCTGGACTGCACCTCTTGTACCAACCGGCTTTCAATCATTTTTTCACGCATTTTAGCCACCTTTTCAAGTTTTTTCTTTTTTGGGGTGCTGGTCGATTAAGGTCAATATATAAAACCCCTTTTAGGCTGAAAATTTGGTAAAAATTACCTATAGTAAAAGTTTACGAAATGACCCCCTCCGACTTGCACCCCTGCCCATCATTCTAAAAATTCTGACTTGATTTTTAAGCCATAAACGATGACACCTTTCTTGGTTCTCTTTCGTTCAAACCCTGCATTTTCCAAACCGGCATAGAAGTCTGTCGTGCTTCTGGTATACTCTCCGTTTTTGGAACAATATGCCCGATACGCCTGATACAATTCACCTGATTTTTGCTGGTTCGTTTCCTGCACTTCACAGCAATCTTCCAAAAATGCCGACATCCAGTCATTGCTTTCCCGGTAGGCGTGAATCGCTCTTTTGACACAGGAAGGAACTTCCAGTTGGAATTGCCGGTCAATCACTTGCTTTGCTCCCTCCATCACCCAAGACAGAATTGCTCCACCGGCGTGTTCGACCAGATAATCTGCAAAGTTTTTGATGTCCGATTTCCCCTCCAGCTTTGCCAGAAACGGGATCACAATCAATCTCCGCCACGTTCCGTCATCATTCGCTCCAACCCGTGGAAGATGGTTCGTATACAACACCAGCGTATGAGCAGGCGTATAGCGAAACGGGTCTTTGTATTTCTTCTCCGCTTGGATTTCATCCGTGGAACAAAGCTGCTTGATGACCGCCGTATTCAACCGCATTCCTTCTTCCAGTTCTGCTGCAATCACCAGTCGTTTGCCTTTGAGTTCTGCCATTTCTGGCTTTACATTTCGCTTGCAGCCGACCGTCAATGCATCCGCAGACATTGTCCCACTGTAACTACCCAGCACCCGTGACACTGCATTCCAGAAGGTGGACTTGCCGTTGCTGCCTTCGCCATAGGCAATAATCAATGCCTCTTGATACACTTTTCCAATCGCACAAAGCCCGCAGATTTGCTGCACATAATCCGTTAAACTTTGATCGCCGCAGAAAAAGCAATGCAAGGCATCTTTCCAAATTTCTTCCCCCACGTTGTTCGGCGAAACAGCGGTCATTTTTGTGAGGTAATCCTCCGGATTGTGCGGTCTTCCGCCATGCACGCCTTTCTGCAAGTCATAGGTTGCTGTCGGTGTGTTTAGCAAGAACTCCTGACTGTCAAAATCTGCAATGTCTTTCAGCAACATTGGCTTGGCAGCCTGTAAAGCCGAAGAGATGTACTTCATATCTCTGCGTTTCATGACGAAAGTTCGATAAGTCAGAGCAGAGCGATATTCGATGTACGCTTTTCTGCTGACATCATCCACGGCTTTTTCCAGCACCTTTCCGCCCTTGGAGATTGTTTCAGCATCTACTCCGCTGTCCAGCAGCATCTTGTGTGTCATTTCCAGTGTCCGTTCTGCTTCTTCCAGCTGCTTGTCCAGAAATGCTTCACATCTGCCGACTGCTGTCTGCTTTGTCTCTACCCAGTGTGTTTGCAGATAGCATAAGTATTCGGTTGCATCTGTATAGGCAAGTTCTCCTTGTACCTGCCCAGCAAAAACTTTCGCTTGCCCGATGTCAGAATAGTCCTCTGGTCGCAGGCGATACATCTGCCCGTACAACTCTGGAGCAATATATCCGTCCTGTTTGGATACTCGCTTTCCGAAGCTTTTTGCACTCTGCCAAATCATGTGCAGTTCTGATTCTGCCAGTGGCGGGTTGCACTTTTCTGCTGCCTTTTGAAACAATTGATACGCTGCCTCTGTATTGCCATAACGCTTGATCAGTTTTCCGGCAATATGACTCATTGTGCTGTTTCTGGAGCCCTCTTGAATCCATTCTGTCTGAGCATCCCATTCTGCAAAAGCATCTTTTTCAAAAAATTCAGTAAGCGTCAGATTGCCTTGATACCATTCCACTTTTGGATTCTCCACACCAAAAAAGAAATGTGCCTCGTCCAGTGCCTTTTCGTCAAAGTATGGAAAGTATTCTCGCACCTCGTTTTTCAGATGCAATCGTCCTTCGACAGACAACGCCTTATCTGCTTCAAAATAGACATGAAACTTAGGACGTGCGATTCTGTTTCCCTTGTTTTTCATGTGATTTCTGCTATAGGCAACTGCGAATGCTACGTCTGGAAATGTCAATGCCAGTTCCAAAGGTGTAACCCAATCTTCTGGGTTTTCAGAATGGCTATTGTCGCAATCAAACATCAGACAATCGCTCTCTATAAAGCTGGCATTGCTCCTTTTATCATCCGTGAATTTTGCAGAAACATGGTCAAATTGCACCGCAGACTTCAAACTTTCCCCGTCAATTACCTCTACATCATTCGGATATTTGATATTTTTTGCGTTTTCACGACAAGTAGCAGTATAAAGCGTAAATTTCATTTCTTTGCCTCCAGTTCTGCAATCAGCGTATTTGTCTGACTCATAATTCCGCACACTTGCTTTTGTATATCACGCAAAGAGTCCATAGTAATTACATCCCCAGACTGTTCGCCCTCTTGCCCCGTTAATAAATAATCTGTCGACACGCACAAGTAATCCGCCATTTTTAACAAAAGCCTCGGCGAAGGAGCCGTTTCACCTTTTAGGTACAGAGAGACTGTTTGCGGTCGAACTCCAACATGTTCAGCCAGTTCTTTTTGTGTAATTCTTCTGCGGTACGTTGGATGGCACGCCATCAATTTTTGCAGCATTTGTGGGAATTGATACATTACTCTATTTCCTCCAGTTCTTCTGTAAAATACCGAATGGTCATATGTCGCCGCTTCGCCCATTTGATTTCCTGCTGCATACCCTCCGACCGCACAGAACCAAACACCCACAGCTGGGCACACTTTGACAGCAGTACCAAATTCATGAACATCGCTGTCTGACGATCTTCGCCCAGACTGTCATCCATGAATTGCGGAAACAGCAAGTGGGGAGCGATAGGGACATAGTGGGTATCTACTGCAAAGCGGCTGTATCGTCTGGCGTTTTCGATATTGTCATTGATGCAGCCGTGGGAATAGGGAGAACAGATGTATACCAGCGGTCGATAAGCGGCAGCCTTTTTCGCCCTGCGTTCCTCTCGTTCAATACGGCTCAGTGCTTCATAAGCAGTGAGATCAATGTACCCCTCAGCGTTATACAGATTCATGCAGTGCTCCTTTCAGCCGCTTCAGTGTGCAGGCATCGCAGTAAACGGCACTGCTGAAAATGTCAAAGTTTTCTGCTGCCCAGAAGATACTCAGATCAACCGGCACTTCTGCACCGCACTGCGGGCAATGGCAGTATACGTTTTCGTTGTTGATCTCCACGGAGATACTGGTGGTGTCATTCAAGTTTTCTTTGATGTAAAACATATGGAATCCTCCTAATCTTTCTTGTAAAAGCTGCATTCATATCCGTCTGCCCGAAGCAACAGTCCCTTTGCCCAGTCTGGTGTTCTCGCCATCTGCTGACAGATCTCATCCAGCTTTGTATCTTTCGGGCATTCGATGATCATTTCATCGTGAATATGACCGACAATGAAGTATTGTGATAGCGTTTGCATGGAATAGAAGAGCAGATCCCGTGCGGTCGCCTGAACAATGTTTTCGACCAGCTTGCCGGAGTAAGTTTCCAAGCGTTCCCACTTTTTGCCCGTGCCAATGCCCTCATAGGTGATAGAATCACCGCCGAAGCGATTTTCACCGATGCGTGGCTTGACATATGCCAACCGTCTGCCGGACAGCAGGCGGATAAACAGAAAACCGGATTCATAAGAGAAGTGAATGCCGTGGGTCTCTGTTTCGGTTTTATCCCGCACAGCTTTGATGGCAGCATTTTCCACATCCCACCACAACTGCACAATGTGTGGAGAAGCAGTTCGCCAGTCGGTGACCAGCTGCTTCAATTCTGCGTCAGACATCTCCGCACCGCCCATCGCTTTCATTGCTCCGACCGAGCCGCCGTAGCCACACGCCAATTCTGCGACCTTGCCTTTCTGCCGAAGATGCCCGTTGATGCCATGCTTGACTACTGGCACGCCGAAAATCTTAGAAGCCGAGGCACAGTAGATGTCTTTGCCGTCTGCGAACGCCTGCATCCGCCACGTTTCTCCGGCAAGCCATGCAATCACTCTTGCTTCAATCGCCGAGAAATCCGCCACGAGAAACTGATAACCGGGCTTTGGCACGAACGCCGTCCGAATCAGTTGTGACAGCGTGTCCGGAACGTCTTCATACAGCAGTTCTACTGCTTCTAAATCGCCAGACTTCACAAGCTCCCGTGCATCTTCCAAATCGGGAAGGTGATTTTGTGGCAGGTTTTGCAGCTGAATGATACGACCAGCCTCTCGACCTGTTCGATTTGCACCATAGAACTGAAACATTCCTCTTGCACGACCATCCGAGCAGACGGCGTTTTGCATGGCTTGATACTTTTTGACCGAGGATTTTGATACTTGTTGTCGAAGTAACAACACGGCTTGCAAGTCCGGCGGAGCAGTTTTCAATTGTTCCTGTACTTCTTTTTTTCCCAACGATTCTAACTCCAGTCCGTGTTCCGCCAGCCATTGTTTCATTTGCTGAACAGAGTTTGGATTGTCCAAGTCGGTCAGATTTTTCAGTAGATGCAATAGCTTGTCCTTTGTCAATGTGTCCATACGAATTGCTTGCTGCACCAGCTGCAAATCCAGTTGTATTCCTCGATCGTTGATGGTCTGGTCAAGGGCATACTCCTGCCAGACAAAATCCGGCACAGGAAACCGAGCAATTTTTTGTTCAATCGCTTGTTCCGTTTCCACATCCCGTTTGTTGTATGCCAGAAAGACGTTCCATTTCTCTGGAGCATCGGTCTGGGCATGAAACACCGGAATGCCATTTACATGGTCATACGGTACGCAGAAATAGCGAATCAGAGCTTTCCCCTCGGACATTTTCTGTTGCTGTAACTGTAGAACTGCCCCCACGCCGGCAAGGCTCAGCGGCAAGCCCAGATAGGCAGCCGCCACCATCGTACACCGCCATGCTTTCGGGCTGAGGTAGTTGCCGCAGGCATCCTCCGGCAATCCATAGGAAATGAAGCATTCCGGATAGTTTCGCCGCAGCCAGACCGACAGGCAGACCCGTTCAAAGCTGGCGTTGAAGGCGTGCTTCTGAATGCGGTCATCCGTCAGAGCGTTGAGGATTTCTTCCGGCAGCTGTTCGCCGCAGGCAAGGTCAACTACCTTCACTGGGGCATCGTCCACGGAATATGCAAAAAGCAGAATATCAAAATACGGGGAATCCGCATAGCGGTAAACCCCGGCTTTTGTAATATCCACATCACTTTTTGTTTCTAAGTCAATCATCAATTTTTGCATTGTTACACCTATTACCCACCCGAACAGATACTCCGTCAGTCGCCCACCCGACATTTTTGCTTACTTGTGATTCTTGAAATGATCAATCAGTGCAGCAACGGAAATTGCTGCCCAACAGAACATTGAAATGCACCAAAGAACCGCAATAACAACGGAAAGAATTGCCTCCATTTTTCTCACCGTCCTTATTACTAAATTGCCATTTTAGTTAATCAAGGAAATCGTCACTTTCAAGAGCATCGAAATCATCAGCAGCATTGGTACGTCCACTAAGCGGTTCACCATCCCGTACCTTCTGAATATTGCCCAAACCGCAGGCAATGCCCTTATTTCCGTTGCTGTTAAACGCATAGAATGTTACTGCAACTCTTGCATAGCAGCCACTGTAGACCTCATTCTGATCGAGAATCGGCTGTACCTGCTGGTCAACGATCTGCGGAGGAGTAGTGCTATTTGCATTGACAAAATAGCAGTCTTTGTACACTTCATCCTCCGGACGTTCTGCATCGCCATCTCTCAGCGGCAACTTCAGAGCAGCCTTACTCGGCTTCTTTCCTCCGAACTTTCCAATGCCATCTTCAATGGCAGCATCAATTGCAGTCTGAATTTTTGCAAGAGTTGCCTTATCAGACTTCGGAATCAGCAAGGAAACACTATACTTTGCGGCACTGCCGTTGATGGATTTCGGTTCCCAGATGTTTGCGTAACTCAAACGCACAGTTCCTGTAATCACTTTTGTTTTTCTTTCGTTTGCCATTTATTTTTCCTCCTGTATTGTTTCAAAATCTTTTTCTGCGGAATTCCAAACCGGACGCTTGTCCGAAATTGGTACAAGTGCAGGCTTACCCGGCGGTTTGTATGTGAAATTCCCAAGAATTTCATCGAACTTTTTCTTTCCGCCAAGCAGCTTTGTCATTGCGGTAATTCCCAGCAGTTCCGGTTCGTTGTACGGATTTTTCCCATAAGCCTTGACTTTTTCAATGACCTTTGCCTCATCGGTATACTTTCGATTCGACCGACCTTCCACAACTTTGTACCCATTCCACTGTTTGCCGGAAATTGCTCGCTGCAAAGCATATTCCTTGATATCGGATGCCCATGAAACCAATTGATCAGCTTTTTCCAATACTGCCTCGATTTCAGTATCCACCAGCATTTCCGGGGGAGCGAAGTCATACTGTGCCAGCTGAAGATTGTATTCTGCACGTTTTCGGCAAGTTGCCTTCACTTTACAAAACCGACAGTGTTCACCAGCACAGAAATCTCCCTCGCCTTTGGATGCAAGTTCTGCTTTCGTTTTCAATTCTGTTTCTGCCCAATGCAACAGTTCAGAAATAGGCATAACGCATTCACTAACGCTCTGGATTCTCGGCTGAAAAATCACCATCCGGATTTCTGCAATGTCATAAAGGGCATCAAATAGCTGCAATGCACCCAGAGCATACAGCATCATCTGCGAGTTGTGATCAGCAGATACTGCTACGCCCTTACCATACTTAAAGTCAATGACAGTCAGGACATCATCTGCAACAATCACACAGTCGCCCGTACCAAAACCGCTGGGAACATATCGGCTGAAATCCAAACGCTGTTCCACTAAAACAATCGGTTCTTGCAGATTTGCCAACTGTTCGGCAATGTACTGAGCATAGCTGTCCGTGCAGTCTTCCATTTCTGCATCGTAGAAGTCTAAGTTCTCCGTGGGATTAGATGCCGGATTGCCAAGCAGCTTTTGCACTTTGTACTCTGCCAACTCGTGGGCACACGTGCCTTCCAGGGCGTAGTCTGTCACGGTATCCGGCAGGGCAGCACAAAGCTGTGCGGATGGCGGACACGCCAGCCAACGAGCACTGGATGAAGCAGAAAGCACTGCGTGTAAACGGTTTGCATGATCGTTAAGTTCCAATCTGCTTCGCCTCCTCTAACAAGACCGCATATTCTTCTGGAGAAACACCAGACAGCTTTGATGCCCCGTGTTTCTGAAGCAGTGCCTTTACTGAATCTGTAAAACCAGAACGTGACTTTTCTGCCAGTACCGCTCGAATCTCAGAAATAGAAACTGCCTGCGTATCTTTCACAGACACCGGCTTCTGTACAGCCTCCGTATTGTCTTCTTCCGGCGGATATACCTGCTCAAACGTCTGTACTTCCCGTTCTGTCATGGTTTCCGCCATAGTTTCCAATTTGTCCGCCAATTGACGGATTACATGAATCACATCCAGTAATGTTGTAGGTTCTTTACTCATTTTCTTTGACCTTCTTTCTTAGCATTTTTGATGGGATTTAGAAACACGCCATCATGCACCACCTCCTTCCATAAATGCAGTCGAAAAAATCAGCATAAAATCGAACCCCATCAGTAGAAAAATCAAAATTTTTTCTTGATTTGGGCTTTGATTTTCATCATACGATGCCGAATTGCCGTTTCCGATACGCCTTCTTCTCTTGCTACCTGTGTCATAGGATTTCCTTCCACGACCACTCTGCGATAGGTATCCTGCTGCTTCGGCGTAAGACTGGACACCACCTCATGCAGACGCTGGATTTCCAAGGATTCCACTTCAATATCGACAGGCTTTGCACAATGTTGTTTCACCTTTCGCTGCTTCAGATTACGATACACCTCACGGTCATCCAACTTGTGCAAAAAGTCGATGATTTCAGGGCTTACACCCTGTTCTCCCGGATGCAGCACAGCGACTGTTCCATCTGCAAAGCGATAGACATAAACAGATCTGGCTGCTGTTCTTGTTTTACGAAATTTCATATACATATACATGACTCCTTTCTGATTGATAGAAGTCAGCTTGCAAAAAAACTCAAGTGAAGTCAAGTATATGAAACAAAAATAGCCGAACAGCATATAAAACAGTCGTCTCATATACTATCCGGCTATTTGGTAGTCAAATCACTCCGTTGCTCGGTATATTATCTATCTCTTATCAGCCATGCACATCTCAGATCTGCAGGAAACTTTCACGATGTTCCGGCAGTTTGGGCATTTCAGTTGAATAATCACTGGAATTTTAGGTAGCACAGAAATATCAAAGGCACGTTTCCCACATCTCGGACACTTCATCTT